CACATGGTGGTGGAGGTACTGCCTTCTCACCAGTATTCAATTACATGCAGGACAACGACATAGACCCAGTTGCTTGTGTGTTTCTAACTGACCTCTGTTGTAATGACTTCGGTACTGAACCTGACTGTCCAGTACTGTGGGTTACTACGCACATGGAAGATGCACCATTCGGTGAAGTTGTTAAAATGGAAGGAGTAAACTAATGGCGACAGTAAGATTTTCAGATAGTCTCAAACATGAGATACAGAACAATGCAAAGGTAATGTTCCACGGCAAGATACAGCAGGCAAAGAACAACGTGCCTGCTCATTGGGCAGACAAGGTGTATGAGTGTTTGTTTTCGCAGGTTGTAAGAGACCAGATGAAAGCGTTGCCAGACTATGTACTGCGTAAATCAGAACATATTGATATATCTGGTTGGTCTAATGCACCATCGGATGTATGGCAGACTAGCTCTTACACACATGACACATGGCAACTACAAGGTAGTGTTAGGTTGTCGTTCAGTACACCTATGCCTTGGGTTGATAGCTTTGACTCAGCACCTACTGGGTTTAGTAAGAGCTATAGTAAGAATGAGTTTGATTACAATGACTCACGTTGGGATTGGCTGAAGCCAGAGTTCAAGGAATACAATCGCAAAGTCTTTGAAGCTACCAACAAACAAGAATCATTCTTGTCATCTGTCAACAAGTTGATGGAGACATACACCACACTAGCACCTGCTCTCAAAGCATGGCGTCCATTGTGGGATTTGTTACCAGATGAAGCCAAAGACAGACACAAGACTGTCAAAGAACGTAAGGTAGTCAAGGCAGAGGAGCTAGACCTTGACCTTAACGCAATGACTAGTGCCGTAACACTCAGTAAGATAACAAGATAGGGAGATAAAACATGAGTTATTTTAACAAACCAATACTAGAAGACTACGCTGATTGTAAGCGTGTGTTTTCTACATGCAGAACCCCTGCAAAGGGCAAGCCTATACGCCAATGGTGTAGGCTATTTAAGAACCAAGATGTGTACGAGTTAAAGTACATGTCATGGGGTGGTGAGACTACACCGATTGCTGAGTTTCACCCAGATGGTAGGATTGTCCTGCCATCTGACAGCCACAGTTGGCAAGCTATGCACACTTCTCTGTCAATGGCATTGCACAATGCTATACCTATACTCACCGAACGTATGGGTAAGGGTCGGTATCGTATCGCACATACTAGTTTGATGGACAGACTAACACCTGCCATAGAACAACAACCATCTGGCATGGTAGCAGAACGATGTCAATCGGCAGGTAACTACTACCACAATTGGTGGCAAGCGTTCAAAGAACATAGCGTAGAATACTTTGCAGGTATGGCGTTTGATAGCAACGGTGTATGCATCAACGTGCAACACGCTGTGAGTGGTGAGGTTGACCCAGAGAAACGCAAGGTGTGGCTTCGTATGCTCAAGCGTTTCAAACGTGGGTTGAAAGCAAGAGCTAAGGTAGGTGCATTGCAACAACACGCCAAGCGTATCTATGATAAACACGCAGATATGGAACGCAATGGTCAACATCGTTGGCAGTGGAATATGCCTAACTGGCATTCAGATAAGTATTACTCTATGCTCAAAGATAGTATGCAGTCTAATGAGTTCACACCAGAGTTTCTTGATGCCTTTGTTGAGTCGGCTACACCCAATACCTATGGCAACACGATGGCTACAGACGCACATATCTTAGCATATGTTGATACGTTGATGAATGATTTGTCCTATCAACTGCGTAAGGATTTTGGTGTGTTTGTTCAAGAGCCTTTGACTGCTGATGGAAAGGTAGTGCAACGATGACAGTTATAGCATGGGATGGCGAGGTACTCGCTACCGATACTCAATGTACTATGGGTAACGCCAAGTACCAGTCACCTAAAGCATGGTATGAATCCATTGGGGGGGAGGTCTGTATTGTGTCTGGTGTAGGCACACTAAAAAATATACACAGACATAAGCAATGGCTCATTGAAGGGGGGGATAGTCCATTCCCCTACTCTGATATAGAGAACCATTACTATCAACTCATCCTAGTAACTAAAGAAGGACTGCTACGTTACGAGGGTACACCTTACCCCATACATCATGGGGTAAACGCTTGTGCATTTGGTGAGGCATCTGACTTTGCCTATGGTGCATTGGCTATGGATGCTACAGCAATACAAGCTGTTAAGGTAGCCATTCAATACTCTCATCAATGTGGTGGGAGCGTGGAATCATTTTCGTTATTGAAAGGAGACGGACATGAAGAAAAAAACTAAAGCTGAAAAGGTATGGGCGTACCTACTTAAACACCCTACTGCAAAGACTAAGAATGTAGCCAAGGCTTGTGGGTGTACCGCTAAGTATGTCTACACTTTGCGGAGCAAGGTGGGTACACCGACTGAAGTATTGGTTCAATCAACTGACAAAACTGACAAAGAACGTACTCGTGTCAAGCTGTTGTCAGAAGCTATCGCATTGGTTGACGGCGACAGGGAAGAAGAACACGGAGACTTTGCAGATAACGCAATGATTATTGCTGAACTGTGGTCTGCCTATAAAGATGTGGACTTCACACCACATGACGTACCTATGATGATGGCTCTGTTGAAGATAGCTAGAGCCAAGAGTAACCCTGCGAATGAAGATAACTATCGTGATGGGTGTGGGTACTTAGCATTAGCGAGTGAAGTATGAACATAATAACAATAGACTTTGAAACCTATTACGCTAGGGATTTCTCGTTGTCCAAGATGACAACGGAAGCCTATGTTCGTAGCGATAGGTTTGAGGTTATTGGGGTTGCTGTCAAGGTAGATGGCAACCCTACCACTTGGTATGCAGGTAGCGATGTAGGTGGGTTCTTGCGAGGGCTTGACTATTCTAACTCTGCTATACTGTGTCACAACACTATGTTCGATGGAGCTATATTGTCATGGCTATATAATATAAAGCCAAAGTTTTGGCTCGACACTATGTTGATGGCTAGACCATTGGTCGGACAAACTGTGGGCGGCTCGCTAAAAAATCTCGCTATACATTATAATATAGGGGCGAAGGGCGATGAGGTTCTCAACACGCTCGGCAAACGCAAGTCGGACTTCACACCACAAGAGCTTGACAGGTTTGGGGATTACGCAATCAATGACGTTGACCTTACATACAAATTGTTTGGTAAGTTGAAGTCGCAGTTTCCTGTTCGGGAACTGATGGTGATTGACCAGACTATTCGTATGTATACACAGCCTGTGATTGAACTGGATAAGAGTACTCTTACTTCTCACCTGGAAACAGTGCAGACAAACAAAGCACAACTTCTTGACAGTATAAACTCAGCAGGTGTTGATCCAGATAAGCTGAAGAAACTACTGATGAGTAATGAGAGGTTCGCTAAATTACTCAAGGCTGTTGGTGTTGAACCACCAAGGAAGGTAAGCCCTACCACTGGTAAAGAGACATGGGCGTTTGCCAAGACAGACGCAGGGTTCATTGACTTACTAGAGGGTGGCTCGTCTAAAGTACAAGCCATATGTAATGCAAGGTTGGGTACTAAATCTACCATTGAGGAGACTAGGACAGAGAATCTAATCAAGGTTGCTGACAGGGGCAAGCTACCTATCATGCTTAATTACTATGGCGCACACACTGGTAGGTTTAGTGGCGGTGACAAGCTGAACCTACAGAACCTACCAAGGAATGGTGCTATACGTTCTGCTCTAACTGCCCCTGAAGGACATAAGCTAATTGCTTGTGACTCATCACAGATAGAGGCAAGGGTACTAGCCCATGTTGCAGGGCAGGATGATTTGGTTGAAGCCTTTAGGCAAGGGCGTGATGTGTACAGTGAGTTTGCATCTACTGTATATGGCAAGACTATAACTAAAGATGACAAGCTAGAGAGGTTCGTTGGTAAGACTTGCATACTAGGACTAGGCTATGGCATGGGTGCTGAGAAGTTTCGTAACACCCTAGCTCAAGGCATGGGTGGCTTGAAGGTAGACATATCAGAGAGCGAAGCTAAACGTATTGTCTATCTATATAGAGACAAGAACCACCGCATCACTGCACTGTGGCAACGATGTCAATCGGCATTGTCTGACATGATAGCAGGACGTAGTGGTGTTATATCTAGCTATGTATCATATGATAAGCAGGGCATCTTACTACCTAGCAAACTGCGTATACAATACCCTGCCTTAAATCATACTGACAATCAGTTCAGATATATCTCTGACTCTCGTACCTATCGCAAGGTTATGAAAGCCAGAGTCATAGGGGAGGATATACCCCACAACAACTGGACTTATATATACGGAGGAAAGGTCGTAGAGAATATTGTTCAAGCACTGGCACGAATTGTAGTGGCAGAACAAATGGTAGCCGTGGGTCAATCATATCCTGTTACATTTCAAGTACACGATGAGTTGATCATCTCTGTCCCTGTACAGGACTTGACTGACGCACAACAACTTATTGAGAGAAGAATGTCAACCGCACCCTCGTGGGCTATAGACTTGCCAGTGGCTTGTGAGTCTGGGATTGGTGCTAATTATGGAGAAGCGAAGTGACAAAACTGACAGATATAAAAGCAGTTGTTAATGATAGAAGTAAGAAAGAATTGCTTGAAGGACTCAAAGAAGTCATCGAAGAAATTAAAGAAGCTGACACAGCAGAGAGTATGCTAGTCATGGTTAAGTTGAATGGTAACTATGTAAGGTTCTCATCACAGCTTAATGATACAATGGCTCTCATTGCACAGCTAGAGCTACTCAAGTTTGATATTATGAAACGCATGAAGCAGGAGGACTAACATGGGTAAAGTTAAAGCGTTGTTGATGGAGGCAGAGGAGACACTTGATTGGTGTCTTACTGAAAAGGGTATGACTAACACCCAAGCTCTGCATTATATAAATGGTAAGCATGGTGGCATGGCTATGAACCATTGCGAATGGAAGCTAAAACATTTTATAGAGAGCGATAAGAGTCCTACCAGAGAACAAATTAAAGATACTCTTAAAGTACCAGAGATAACTGAGAAGTATGATAATCTTGGTAGGGTAGTGCGAAAGAAAAATTATAGTAGCTTGACCAAGCGTTGACAGTAGGGTAAAGTTACAGCATGACACAAGTAAGCCATTCATATTCATCGTTAAAGATGTACGAGAACTGTCCGAAGCGTTACTACCACCAGAGGATTACTAAGGAAGTATCTGACAGTGGTAGTGAAGCTACTAGATACGGAGAGCGTGTGCATAAGGCCTTAGAAGATAGGCTCACTGGTGACAGCAAGTTGACAGATGAGACTGTAAAGTACGAAGCCCTGTGCAATAGTATATCTAAGATGAAAGAACACCCAGAGTTTAGTGAATTGCTACTGGAAGAAAAGCTAACTGTAACTGAACACTACACACCAACAGGTTGGTGGTCTGATGATGCTTGGTTGAGATCCATACTTGACGTATTGGTTTTGTTTAAAGACAGAGCCATTGTCATGGATTGGAAAACAGGCAAGCGTAGACCAGACTTTACACAGTTGGAGATGTTCGCATTGCAAGTGTTCTCGCATTTCCCACACATAAACAGGGTGACTACATCCTTTGTGTGGTTGAAGGACATGAAGCAAGACAGGCGTTCTTTCTGTAGAGATTTATCTGGCGAGATGCAAGGTCATCTCAATGGTAGAGTAGCTAGAATAAACCAGTCACTAGCTAATGATGATTTCCCTGCCAAGCCTAGTGGACTATGCCGATGGTGTCCTTGTTATGAGTGGTGTGAATATGCCTCTTGACACTGTTGTAAGGTTATGCTATGGCTACTACCCCAGAAGGTCGTGTAAAGAATAGACTCAAGGCTATGCTGAAGAAGCTCAACGTGTGGTACTACATGCCACAAGCAGGGCCATTTGGTAGAGCAGGTATACCTGACTTAATACTTATCGTGGAGGGTAGGTTTGTTGGGGTAGAGTGTAAGGCTGACAGAAGAAAGAAGCCGACACCGTTGCAGGTAACAGCCATGCAACAGATAGAAGACGCAGGAGGTAAGTGTTTTGTTGTATGTGATTACGATACACAGGATGAATTAGAAAGGTGGATAACAGATGCTAGTGATACCGAAGGTTCAAGGTTTAGCACTTAAACTAAACAATCCGCAGATTGTACTGGACAGTATACCAACTGCCAAGGAGTTGACAGTTCGTGGTAACAACGTGGTTGTACTGCCGCATAAACTCACAGAGGTGTGGGCATTGCGTAAGTTGGGTATCAACGCACCATCACCTATCATGCACTACTATGATTGGAAGGGTAAGTTCAAACCTTACGACCACCAACGTAACACGGCTAGCTTCTTAACTATACATAGGAAGAGCCTAGTATTAAATGAGATAGGCACAGGTAAAACACAGTCTGCACTATGGGCGGCTGACTATCTAATGGAGATAGGCGCAGTAAAGAAGTGCCTTATACTATCCCCTCTGTCCACACTGGAGAGGGTGTGGAGTGATGCTATCTTTATGAACTTTATAGATAGACGCGCCACTGTACTATATGGTTCAGCAGAGCGTAGACGTAAGCTACTTAAGATACCGTCTGACTTTTATATAATTAACCATGATGGTTTCCAAGTAGTAATGGATGACCTCAATGATTTCGATCTGGTCATTGTAGATGAAGCGGCTGTGTATAGAACACCATCCACCAACAGGTTCAAACTCTTTCGTAAGTGGCTTAACAAGAACCCAGATACAAGACTGTGGTTGATGACAGGTACACCTACACCCAATGACCCTACAGATGCGTGGACTCTAGCTAAGATGGTAGATAACCCACATGTAGCTAAGACATACACTGCGTTCAAGGAAACTACCATGATGAAGATAGGGCAATGGAAGTGGTTGCCTAGACCAGAAAGCGTAGAGCTAGTTAAGCATGTACTACAACCTTCTGTTAGATACACTAGGGATGAATGCTTTGATTTACCTAGTACCGTATACCAAACAAGACAGATAAAGCTAACCAAAGAACAAGAGCAACACTACAAGAGTATGCTCCGTAGCTTTGTCACAGAGGTACAAGCAGAGGGTAAGATTACTGCTGTCAATGAAGCAGTCAAGATGCAGAAGCTAGTGCAGATAAGTTGTGGTGTGGCGTACGGTGATGATGGCCGTAATATAGAGCTTGATGCATCACCCAGAGTAAACGTTCTTAAAGAAATTATTGATGAGGCAGGTGGCAAAGTCATAGTGTTTGTACCACTGACAGGAACTTTACACATGCTCAATAAGGAATTGTCCAAGCACTACACAACAGCAGTAGTGAATGGAGAAGTCTCGGCAAAGAATAGGAATGATATATTCCACAACTTTCAAGAGACAGATGACCCAAGAGTATTGATAGCACACCCTGCTACTATGGCTCATGGGCTTACACTAACTGCGGCTAGTACTGTTGTATGGTACGGCCCAATCAACAGCAACGAACAATACACACAGGCTAACGGTAGAGTGGAGCGTATAGGCAAACGTCATACGTCTAACGTGGTTCATATAGAGGCTACTCAACTTGAGTATAGGATGTATGAAAGGCTTAAGAACAAGCAAGCATTACAAGGTGTGTTGTTAGATTTAATACAAGAGATGGGAGATTGATATGAATATGGATGACGTTGTTAAAGCGTACATCACCCTGCGTAACCAGAAGGACGCAATAGAGGGTGAAGTTAAAGACAAGGTGAAAGCTATTAAAGAGAAGATGGTAAAGCTAGAAGCCTACATAAAGAAACAAGCTGACGAACAAGGTGTTACATCGTTCAAGACTACTAGTGGTACAGCGTTTGTTACCACTACAGATTTTGCACAGGTAGCAGACTGGGATGCAGTACTAGGATTTATCAAGAAGAACGAAGCATACGACATGCTAGAGAAGCGTGTGAGTAAGAACGCAGTAAGAGGGTACATCGAAGAACATAAAACAGTACCTGATGGTGTGAACTTTGGCACTCGCATAGACATCAATGTTCGTAAGCCAACCGCAAAGGTAGAGTAATGATACCTAGATTATCAACAAAAGGGATGACGTTCTCGTTGCTGTCCGCTGCGGGCGACATCGACACTCTTGCCACAACACGTTTGTCGGTAATTGTTGTAGGTGCTAACCCCGCGCTGTCAAAGAGTTGGTACAAGGGCAGTTATACAAATGACTCTGCTTTACCAGATTGTTATTCCTTGAATGGTTCAACACCAGATAAAGAATGTGCTGACCCTCAATCGGATTTATGTGCAGTGTGTCCTCAGAACGCATGGGGTTCACGCACTACACCAACAGGTCAGCGTGTGAAAGCATGTGCTGACCAGAAAAGACTCGCAGTGGTATTAGACGATGACCCTAAGGGTACAGTCTATCTATTGCAAGTAACCCCTACATCACTGAAGAACTTAAACAGTTATCAGAAGATACTACAGAGTAAGTCTATCTCACCAGAGATCGCAAAGACTAGGGTTAGCCTAGACCAAACTCTTGCCTATCCAAAGTTAGTGTTTGAGTTTGGAGGTTTTGTAGATGAGTCCATACAAGATTACATTGATAGTCTGTGTGGCTCAGAAGAAGTTAAGATTGTAACAGGCGAGTTGTCTGCCTCTGAACGACAACCAAAGTTTAGTGAATATGGTTTCACTAATGAAGAAGGTTTTACGGAAGGAGTTACCAATGAGTAAAACATTTACAACACCAAAAGGCGTAGCATTCTACCCTTACATTTCATCACCTGATACTAAGTTCGATGAGCAAGGACATTACAAAGTCAATCTGTGTATTCCAAAGGAAGAAGCAGAACCAATCATCGAACAGATTAAGGGTGAGTTGGTTGCAGGTATCAAGGCGTTGAAAGAAGCCAAGCCTAACGCCAAGATTAAACAAGCACCACTGCCGTTTGAAGATGAGTTAGATGATGACGATGAACCTACTGGTAACGTAATCATTAAATTCAAATCAAAAGCCGCCTATAAACCTGCTGTCTTTGATAGCAAGGGTACACCTATGATGAACTCTAACATCTATGCAGGTTCTATACTCAAGGTGAATGGGTCTGTTGCTTTCTACAATTCACCTGCCGTTGGTGCAGGAACTACACTGCGACTAAGAGCAGTACAAGTTATTGAATATGTCGAAGGTTCTAGTGGTGCAGGTAAGTTTGGTTTCGGAGAAGAGACTGGGTTTACTATCGAAGATACTGAAGAGGTTGAAGACACCACGCCTGAGGCTGTTGTCGAAGAAAAACCTGCGAAGCCAGCCCAGGCAGCCAAGCCTACACCCAAACCACAACCTGTTGAGCCAGCCCCTGTTAAGGAAGCGAGTTCTGATGCAGATGACTTAGCTAATGAGATAGCTAATCTATTGGATGAGGTGAACACTGATGACTAAACCCTTGGACTTTACCAAGGTTGAGGCGTTAAGGCGACACATGTTGCTGAGTGTACGAGACATAGCTATGGTTCTAGGTGTGTCTCGTATGACCTACTATGGTTGGCTTAAAGGCAAGCCATTGCGTAAATCTAATGACGCTAAAGTTAGGGAGAAACTAAAGCAGTTGCTAGAGATTATGAAGGACGGATGGCCTCAACCAGATGTGATAGCTCTTGAGTCTGTCTCTCGCAGACAAAGACTCCTTGAGTTATTAAGTAATACAAGCTAAGTTAATAAGGGCAGAGGGGTTGATTCCGAACACCTTTCTGCCCCCATATAAAGGACAGTGGAATGGATACGCTAGGATTTTTACAGCGAGTCCTACCGTCTGAAGGCTATTATGTTTCTATAGTTGTCAACCCTGATGGGAGAAAACAGGGATTTTTTCAGACGATAGAAGAACTTGCTACTGCATGTAAACGGTTAGATAAAGCAGGTAACAATACTTATTTTGCCATATCATCTTTCATAGATAAGAGTAACCGCAAGCAAGAGAACGTAAACAAAACTAAGGTCATCGCTATTGACGTTGACTGCGGTGATGGCAAACCCTTTGCCGATTGGCGAGAGGGATTAAAAGCATTACAAGATTACATCGTTAGGATGAAGCTACCCAAGCCTATGGTAATAGGAAGTGGCAACGGACTGCATGTGTATTGGGTGCTTACCAAAGAGTTAGAGCCTGACGATTGGAAACGTATTGCCAGTGGTGTCAAGGCTTCCGCATTAGATAAAGGTTTCAAAGCAGACGCAGGGTTGATAGCTAATAGCTCCCTTGTGTTACGTCCTATAGGTACGCACAACCCCAAGAATGGTAAAGAAGTTAAGCTACTCATAGATGCTGAACCTGTTGAGCCAGAGGTCATCGAAGCGAGGGTTGCTAACTACGTCACTGCAGGGCCCGTGCAGTCAAGACATACATCTGACAACTCGTTGTTAAATAGTCTAGCGGCTAACGTAGAGTTCCCTCCATCAATTAGTTCTTCTATCTACAACAAATGCCAGCAAATTAAATACGCTGTAGACAACCAAGACTCAGTAGCTGAACCAGTATGGTATAACGCTATAGGTATAGCCGCGTTCTGTATTGACCCAGAAGATACTGCTCGGATGTGGAGTGAGAATTACCCTGCATACTCAGAGGTAGCCACCCTGTCCAAGCTACGTCATTGGAAAGATGGTGCCACTGGCCCAACTACATGCGCTAAGTTTGATGTAGACAACCCTGATGGATGTAAAGGTTGTAAGTATAAAGGTAAGATAACTAGCCCCATACGCCTTGGCATAAGCTACAAAGAGGTACAGCTACAAGAGACCCTTGATAAAAAAGCTAGCCAAGTACAGCTACCCAAGCCATTCAAAAGAACTAACGATGGCATTAAGATAACGCTAGACGATACAGATATAGATGTTTGTAAGTTTGATATATACCCTGTCTCTTATGGAAAGGACGAAACACTAGGCTACGAAACAGTACGTTACCATTGGAAGAGACCCCACGTTGGATGGCAGGAGCTTGTATTAAGACAAGCATACCTTACTGAAGGACACCGTGAGTTTGCTACCGCAATAGCAGACCAAGGTATAGTCCTTTACAACAAGAAACAAACGGAGTTTTTTCAGCTGATGTTAAGAACATATATGGATGAACTGAGGCACATAAGGTCGATGTCAAACCTATATGCTTCAATGGGATGGAAAGAAAACAACACACAATTTGTTCTGGGTAACACGTTGTTCCGCAGCTCGGGCGGCGAAGTAACAAAAGAAACAATATCTTTAGCCTCGGCATCAAACAAGACTAGCCAAGACTTGTATGGAACCAAAGGTACAGTAGCTAACTGGGTAGAGTTGACAAACCTACTAGAGAAAGCAGGTATGCCTTGGCATATGTTTGTGCTAGGCGTAGGATTCTCTGCACCCTTGTACAACTTCACAGGACTCAAGGGTTTAACTATATCTTTATACGGCCCTACTGGAGGTGGTAAGACACTAGCACAGTTCTGGGCGCAGTCTATATATGGTGATCCAGTGAAGCTACACTTTACAGCTAAGTACACACAGAACTCTTTGTTCAGTAGGTTAGGTCTTTATGGACACCTACCGCTAACAGTGGACGAAGTTACCATGATGCAAGACAAAGAGGTTGGTGATTTTTGTTACTGGGTATCACAGGGCAGAGACAAAGCTAGACTCAACCGTAACGCAGAAGAGCGTGATGCTAAGACATGGGCTACACCTGTTATAGTATCCACCAACAAGTCTTTGCAAAGCAAACTGATTGCCAGCGGATTAGAAACAGACGCACAGATGGCTCGGTTATTAGAGATAAACATACCGAAGCACAATATATTTACGAAAGATTCAAGTACTGGGCGTAAGATATATGGCTTAATCAATTCAAACTACGGAGAGGTTGGTCAAGTATATGTCAACAAGTTGATGGAGCTAGGCCCTGATGTTATCCAGGGGATGATAGAACAGGCAACAAATGATTTCCAAAGCAAGTATAAGTCCAAGTTTACTGGTGAGGAAAGATATTGGGAGCAAGCTATTATACTAGCTGACCTTGGGTTGAAGCTAGCAAACGACTGGAACTTGATTAAGTTTGATTACACAGTAGCTACTGAGTGGGTACTATCACAGCTAGGAGCAATCCGTAGAACAGTACAAGATAACAGAGTTGATTCGTTTGACTTGATTGCAGAATACCTAAACGACTCTGCAAGCGCTGCTGTCACGGTGATGCACACATCTACCAACAAACCTACAGTTGACTTGTCTCGTATGCCACGCGCTGACATAAGGGTTCGATTCGACATATACCGTAACTCTGAAGTAGAGGATTTTGATAGAGGAACGATTATGATTGACCGCACTCACTTCCGCAAGTGGTTGTCTGTTCGAGGAGCTGACTACAAATCATTCACACAGGAACTTGCTGAGGAAAGTGTGATAGCTACACCTAAGTCCCAGAAAGCATACTTGGGTAAGGACACCCCAGTTAAACTAGGACAGTCATATGTGATAGGTGTGAACCTCAACCACCCAAGGTTGATGGGTATACTAGACGCTGTTGAATCAGAAGTAGAAGACCTAACTCAAGGTAAGTTTAAGCTAGTATAATTACTTTATGTTCACCCCATAAAGGTTAGATACAATATCGGTGACAGTATCCCTAGTAGTCTTAGGTGTAGTCTTTAGGAATCTGTCACCTGCTCCTTCTTGAGCAGACTTAACAGCCCTCTTAACTTTACCCTTGAAGTCATCAATATAGAACGCAGACCTGCCTTTACGGTGTACTTTGTTATGCTCTCTAACAGCACGTTCTATGTCTCTCATAGACCTTCTGTCTTTGAGTAAAGACGCCCTTACATACTGTTCTCTATAGCTAGCAACAATAGCCTTCTGGTTATCCACAAGACGTTTGGTAATCCTGACAGCATCGTTAGATCTTGTAGCTTCAGCAGGATAGAACCCTAACAACCTTGACACCAGAGTACCAACCCCAACATCCCTAACTACTGTGTAGCCACGCGAATTAACTACAGAACCTGATTGTAAATATACTGCTGTGTCTGTGATGTTTCGTAAACCTGCAATAGGGCTAGTCTGTCCAATGCGTAACAACTCACCGCCAGTATCAGCTTTGAATGGTGCTCTAGCTAGATCAGTAGCCATAACAGCACCACCTGCCATCGCGCTATAAATAGGGCCAGCAAAATTCTTTAGCTCTTGGGGGATGCTCGCTCCATCTAAAAATACTCCAGTCATAGGTAGCAAATCACCTAGAGACAACCTGCTGGATACAGTAGCACCACCCATAAACTGATCAAGGAGACCTCTATTCATCACCTGAGCAGCTAGGTCACTACCTGTTACATCCGATACAAATTGACCAAGGGCTAGCTCAGCGGGGGGTACTTTTAAATTAAACATCTGAGCTAATGTATCAATTAAATCCAGTAGGTCTTCCCCAAACGGCAAACCTTTTAGGCCCGCTACTGCCATTAATGCCCCTAAGTAGTAGGCTCTACCAGATGGAGGTAGCATACGCACCAACTGAGTAGCAATAACGGTAAACTGTTTATACATATAGATGTACTGCATCCAGTTACCTCTGGCAATCTTGGGTCTATTGTACATGGCGTAATCGCCTTGAGATTTATTAACAACCTCAACAGCTTTTTCTTCCGCACCAAACAAATCTGGTTGGTCAATTTGACTTACCATATCCTCAGACTGCTGAGAATCAAACTGAAAATCAGAATCAGTGAGTGATGGATTCGCCGCCATCCTACGTCTTTTATCTAATCTATACGCAGCTAATGCAGTAATACGTCTGTTCATCTGCTCTGTGTAAGCAAATGGCACCATGTATTTTCTGGTTATCCCTGTCCAGTTTGCACTGTTGAAGAAGTTACCACGCGCACTTCCTGCAAGTGAGTTAACTAGCGCAGCGTCAAGGATACCACGAGATGTTTGTCGTTCTAAGAACTGTGCTTCGTCCAGGGTCAAACCAAACGATTTATATTTTCCGTCTGCTAATACGTTTGCTTTAATCCACGCTGGGTCAGCCCACTTTATATTCTTAAGATTAATCCCAGCTTTCGTAAGCTCTACAGTAGATGCCCCGAAACCAAACCCACCACCTGTTCCTGTCTTGTGGTTATACGTAGCCATATAAGGCATAGCCATAAGAGGTATAGATGTTAGGTTGATAAGACCTGCGGCTATACTACCACCCAACTGCATCGCCACAGCTATAGCTTTCATAACTGAAAGCGGGCCTTTAGATAGCGCATCCTCAGCTGATATTGTTATGTCATTAGATTGTGCGTAAAACTCTAGTACTTGTGCAGAAGTATTTCTGTTTCTTTCACCCTTACCACCAGTGGGAGTTATTGTCTGCTGCTCACCTTTAGAGTTTGTAAACGTAAAAGGTTTTGCGTTAATCTCACCAGACTCAACAAACATATGAGCAAGCATCTCAAATTTTTCTTGCTTTATTCTGGCGGCTTCTTTGTTACCTGTCTTTCTAGCGGCATCATACTCTTTGTACGCAGCTACCATTGTGTCTCTGCTACCGTTCCAGTTTTCTTCATCGGCCATAATCATGTCAATGTCAGACCGATGCTCGTTCTTTGCAGCTATAGCCGCTTGGCTTTCAAGATGCTCGGCTACAGATCTAATTATGTCAGGGTCAAACCCAGCTTGAAATTTTTTCTTTAGGTGGTTTCTTACTTTGTCATGTTGTTTAGATAAGGCTTCAACAATACGCTCACGCTCTGCCAACCCCAGATCAATACCTAGTGTGGTGAGTACGCTAGCAAATTCATCGTAGTTCATAGTCTGATTAGATGGAGTGCCAGCTGTGCTATCGCCTACCTGCGCAGTCATTACTACTTTGTCTACACCGCCTCGTTCATTAGGTATTTCAAATACAGTCTGCCCTAAATCAGTGTTGTAACTATCAGCCATATCAATAAGTTTAGCTCTGTCGTCCATCTGGTAGTACGGAAACGCAGCGCTAAAAGAACTATTGATTTTAATCGGTTGCCCTCTAGTCACTTTACCGTCTGAGTCTACGACTGCTACATATGCTTGAAACCGTAGTTGTGAATTACCGCTACGTGAGAAAGGAACGTATGCATCATATGCTGTCTGCTTAGCCATGACATTGGCGTTGATAAGTTGAGTGTCAGTAAATACCTGATCTTTAAGAGGTTGCTGGATTTTCTTCATAACAACTTTGTCAGTAAATACGTTGCCTCCACTCTGATCTTTATAGGCTCGCATACGATCTAAGCCGTCTAATATACTAGTCAGATCTATAGGGTTTTGTTTACCTGCATCAGTTCTGTTGTAAGCAAGTATTGCATTGATAGCTTTCTGTGAACTGCCATTAACATTATCATCAGCCTTCATATTCCTAAGGTCTGCTGACGCCTCTGACTGCCACAAAGCCCTAGTCACGCCATTGATAAAATCCTCACCCTGCTGCAATGTCTTTGCGTTTACTCTATATCTGCCGTTGTTTTCTTTCGGCCCCATCTGATATATCTTCTGGAACGCCTCGGATAACTCTTTGAACACATCAAGGTCTTGGTCTGTTACCTGAGAACTGATCTTGCTCATAGCAGCTATGTTACCATCAAACATTTTGCTGGCTGCTATGTATTTACCTAGCGCAACTTTAGCAGAAGCTTTATTAACACCCTTACGCAAGTCTACATACGCTTTGTATATTGCCTTGTGGCGCTCATTGTTAGGATCAAACCCGCCTTCAACGTTGTAAGTTTTTTCGTTTACACCACCTTCTAAATAGTCAATACCGCCAGCTATCTCCTCCATAGAAAGAGTAGCGTTGTCTATATAAAAATCTAGCGCAGCATCATTAATCATTGGCTTGCCTGAGACAGCATCTTTAATGATTATATCTGGCGCGTTTCGTACGTCAGCTTCGGTTACACGCTGGGCAAAGTAAGCATTACTATACGCAAGTAAATCACTTACTATTTTTTTCTCTGCTTTGCTTAGCCCAGTGCCAAGCCCCCAGTAATCTGCCTTAGTAGCACTAGCAGTTATCTCGTCTAACTCAGACAGAATTGCTCTAGCAGTAGCTGCCTGACGCCTAAAGACATCAAACATCTTCATAACACCTAAGCTACGCTGGGCTATGTTGTCTAATGTTTGTAACTGTTCAGCTGCTCTACCTAAAAGATCACCAACATTTTTACGTTTAGACAAAAATTTATTTAGACCTTGCGACAACCCAGGGGTGGGTATTTGAAATGCACCCGAAGTCATATCAACAAACGTGGCAGAGAACCTACCCACCTCAGAGTTGTTTAGTTCTTCTATGTTTGCTGCTAGTTGGTCTGGTGATACATAGCCAGGGATCTCACCGTTACGTACATAACGTCTCAACTGGTTGACGTAATACGCAGCACCATCATGATCGAAAGGTATGCCTATCTTCTGCAAAAACTTTTTGATAGGTTGCCATATTCTATTAAGGACATTGGTATCTACGTAAGCTACGTGGTCAGCTAATGCTTCTTCGATAGCTTCAAGTTTACCAATCCCGTGGACTGCCATGTACCTATCGGTTACAGCCCTTATATGACTGCTAGTATTATATATGTTTTCCAGCACACTTTTAAGCTGAGACTTCGGTACTATTGATCGCAATCCAAAGTGACCCATTGCTTCGTGGGCTAAGGTAAATTTCAGATGGGTATCGTTCTGTATAAAATCACTAAACAATACAACATCAGGGCCAATAGAATAACCCGATGCATTGATGCTAGCAAAGTCTGGCCTGTCTTTTATAATCTTAGCGTAAAGTTCAGGATTAACATTTTGTAAGTCTGCTGAATTTTTAGCTATAGTTACGTTTGGTTTGATAGCAAACTTACTAAGAATCTTATTCAGTGTGGCTTTGAACTTAAGAGGATCCATAGGTGTAGATGGTTTGTCGTTATCGTACCGTAAATAGTTACCTTCAGGATCTTCCAACTGCTCCAATACACTCCGATTATCTACAACATACCCAGACTCTTTAGCATCATCCATCTGCTGGGCTGCTTTTTTAGCTTTAGCAGCGTCAATTTCTTTTTGTGCTTTAGTTAGCTTAGCCTCATCTTTGAGATCCGTCTTAGCTTTACGTTCTTGAGTGCGAGCTTCTTTCAGAGTCTTAGGATTAAGAACAAATGTCTCGCCGCGTTGTTGTAGTTTTAGCTTGCCGTTAGTGTCAAAGTAATCAGCTAGGGGTACACCATTAAACAAGAACGTCATATCTGGCTTCACACCAAACGCACCTTTAGCAGAGCGTTCTACCCTAAGTACTGACTTGTCATCTTTACTCTGTAGTTTACTTGGTAGTGATTCAAGCTGGATAGATAAACGTTGTGCCTGTGCTTTAGCACCTGTTTGTTTGTCACTATATGTAGCTTTAGTTGTCGCCCCAGCGCGAGACAGTTCTTGTTCATTAAGTATAATATCTCCAGCTGATTTATCAGCTATAGCTTTATCAGCTTGTACTACTCTGGATAGTCCAGGGATGCCTTCTTTCTCTAATCCCTTTTGTATATCAGGCATAATGTCTAATCGTTTTGCGTACTTATACCAAGTTGGTTGCCCAGTAAAAGTAAGCTGATCAGTTGCACCAAGGGTAACTATGTTATCAATCGCTATTTCCCTTACAGCAGACGCAGGGCCAAGCGGAACATTAAGTAAGAAACTACCAACGCGCTTCTGCACAGCTGGTGAGGCTGCACCTTGTGCAAACGCTATATCTATAAGAGTACCTAAGACACCTGGCATCTCAGTAGCCGTAGCGTTTATATAATTATCTTGTAGTATCTGCGCTTGTGTACCTTCTGGTAACGATTCAAGGATAGCTTGGTCAGTCCAAACACTAGCCATCTCTTCAGCTGTCATAGCACTAAATATCTTGACGGCTTTCTGATCTGTAATATCAGCTAGGGAAGGTGAATCAGGATATGGTTTGTTGTCATCCCACATCTCTGCAGGAGTTTTACTTGCAGCAGGTTTCTTCACAACAGGTTTAGGTGTCTCTGTCGCTGGCTCAGGTTGAGCGACTACAGCAGGAGCAACCTTTGCTTTGCCGCGCTTTAGTGTTGCTACCTTGGGCTTACTCTGCGGCTCAGCTTGAACACTTTGTTCCTCGACTTTTTCTTTTTTGAGGCTTTTGTTTTTAGTACGTACCCTGGGGGTTTCTTGTACTTCTTCTCCCACTCTTTCGCCATCTTGGGTTTGTTCTTGTGCATCCACCTGCGTTGGCTCTGGCTCTTGAACGGCATCTGGCTCCTCCTTCTTCGCCCCTTTCTTTAGTTTGTCTGCTTTAGTTTGTGCTTTTACTGCACGATCTTGTGCTCTTTTTATAGGGGCATTTATAGTAGTGAAGTCACCATCAAAATATTCAGTTGCTTTTGTTACAATCCTACCAATACCAATGGGGAATGTTTTACGATCAACGACTAGATCAGGTGCTTGCTCTACTGACTCTAGCAATGCAGAAAGATTTGGTGCTACCTGAGATGCCTGCTCTGGGTTAGCCAACCTAAGTACGTTGAACTCAGCGATAAGCTCTTCTGGTGACAGCAGATAGTTAAAAAATTCGTTGTCTAGTTTCTTACCATCGGCAATAGCTTGTAATACTGTGGCTCGTAAGTCTGGATACAGCAGGTTTTCTATGGCTTGCAACTCTGCCAGCACAGCAGGATTATCGTTAATCTCACCAGCTAATAATGAGTGTGATGCATGCCCTAACTCATGCGCAACTATATTGGGGAACACAGGCTGTGCAGAAGTATATTTACCAGCTAGAACTATACCACCGTTGTGGTGTGCACCTGTAAAGTTAGTAAAGTTCCTAGCTACTTTTATCTTTTTAATAGCTTCAGCATATCTATCTAGAACAAATTGAGGTAGCAAGTTCAACCGTACACCCTGGGTGTAGTTGATAGTATCAAATTTCTTTTGCCGTTTGTCAGGATCAACAATGTTGTCCTCTTGTTTACCACCTGAAATTTGCTGCTTACTTTTAACAGTAGCAGCTATGTCTTTTTTATTTCGCCTGTTCTCAAGCTGTGGCGATGTGGACGGAGCAAACTCTGTCTCTGGTTGTGGTATGTTATCAGTCAGTGGCTTAGCAGGAGGCTTCTGCTTTGGCGCTTCCTGTGGTGTAAATAGAGGTAGTTGTACCTCCCTAGGTGGTGGGGTTGTTACTGTCTCTGGCTCAACATCAAGCGCTAAATCCAGTTGGTTTGGGTCTGGTGCAGGTGGTCTACCTGGTGGCATTGGTGTAGGTACAACAGCAGTTGAATCAGATATAGGTGTACCAAAGTTTTGGTTGACTTCATTTAATGTGGTAACTGGAGGTGTTACGTTTAATGCACCTTGTGGTTGCTGTTCAGTCCCTGGAATAAACGCACCTTCAATGCTGACAGGCTGATCCATAGGATCAAATACCTGTGGGTTAGGATCAACTACCCCTTCAGGATTAACAGTAAAGTCAGGATCTTCGATAGTAGCTACAGCAAAAGGTCTATTGTCTTCTAGTGTAGGCTCTTGAAACTCTAATTGATTAACTGGAGTTATAGTAAACGCTGGATCTGTTGGGCCTCCTCCCATAGGCGTAGGTTCTACAGGATCTGTAGGGACTAATGCGCCACCCTGCTGTGGCTCCTCAGGGTTAAGCAGGTCAGCCTCTTGCCCTTTGCGTAGTCCACTTAACCCAGAGATTGGGCCACCAACTGCGGCACCCGCAGCTATAGAGTTGATAAGGCGTATACCGTTATCTACTGTAAACGCTTCTCGGTCAGATGTAGCAGCATCCAGACCAATAACAGTAGATTCTTGAAAACCTTCTGTTATACCTTCTGCAACTGCACCTGTGCCTGTTGCTTTCGCCACACGCTTAAGCATACTAGCTGTGGCAGACGGATTAAAAAATTTACTGGCTACAAAATACTCTGAGAAAGTCTCAGCCGCAGCGTACGGTATACCTCCAGCTAACGCAGTAAGACGTTGTGCTGTACCTGGAACTTCTCCTTCTGCGTTCTCAAGCATTTCAAGATATATATCGCTAACACCAGTTCTAAAGTTATTTAGTGACCCAGCGATTACTGCCCCTGTACCTGCAATAAGTTTTTTCTCTGCGTTAGATAAAGCCTCACCCGCCCGCTTCTTGACAACAGCATCCATAAGTTTTTTCTTAAATGCCGTCTTACCAA